AGTTTTAGACCAATTTGAAGTAGGGATATTTGATCGGTCAGTCTCGTCATTTTGGTCTAGATTTTACTTTAAGCACTAGGCATGCCCAATTTAGACCAATCCGCGGCCGTGACCGGAGCGAAGCGACCCAGACTTCTTTGATTTTATTAAACTTTCAAGTCTATTTTAGACCACCCCACGCATGCGAAGCTGGTGCGGCCCCAGAACCCGAGGGCAACTCCGCCGATTGTGACCAATTTCTCGACAGCACCCACACCTCCTAGACCCCCGCTCCACCTCCCGCTCCGCCTCCCGCTCCCGCGCCGCATCGATCCATCGCCTTCTCGTCTCGACCGCCAGCCTTTCCGCTGCCACCTCCCGTGCAAGCACCTCCGCCTCTTGCGCCACAAGCTTTTGCCGGAGTTTCCGGTTCATCCGAATGTTCTGGTGAAAGACCTTCAGGTGGTCACAGAACTGCAGGTACATGCCCTCGGGGATCTTCTCCGAGTGTTCATCCAGTTGCATCATCATATCACAGATACGATCTTCAACGGTCATTCGCGGTTGCCCCAAGCCTTGGTTAAACATTGTTGTATGTGCTGTTCCCTTTTTTGATATCTTTCTCACCTTTGGTAATAGACTTAGGGGTCATATATCACCCATGCCATACATTTGGCCCATAACCTAATACATAAACCGAAGATCCTGTACAGTGACACCCGCGTGTAGGATTCGCGGCCGTAACCGGAGCGTAGCGACCCACCTCTCACGAAATATAAATTGAACTCACCTCAACTTTTCTGAACACCCTTGAAAAAAAGGACCTCTGAGATTTTCAAAACTAAATTACTTTTACCTCGTAGTTTTTGTAGCTTTTGTAGTTTCCATGAAATATAAATTGAACTCACCTCAACTTTTCTGAACACCCTTGAAAAAAAGGACCTCTGAGATTTTCAAAACTAACTTACTTTTACTTTTCTGAATATCCCTGAAAATTACAAATGAACTCACCTCAACTTTCCTGAGCACCCTTGAAAAAAAGGACCTCTGAGATTCTCAGAACTAATTTACTTTTACTTTCCATGAAATATCAGATAAGATTCTATTTCATGAAAAATATCTACTCTCTCATGAAATTTAAGGACCTCTGAAAATTACAAATGAACTCACCTCAACTTTCATGAACATCCCTGAAAAAAAGGACCTCTGAGATTTTCAAAACTAACTTACTTTTACTTTCATGAAAGGGGTGATTATTTCATGAAAGTGGATCGGGACCCACCAACCCTCAGGCTTGGCAAAACTCCGCAAAGGGGAGCCCCTGGTCCCAAACATCCCCGTGAGTCCCACAGAGGGGGCACCCAGTGCTATCCCCCCCAATCCCGTGGGTGTGCTCAGGTTGCACCTTCTTGGCCTTTGGGGCCTTTGGGGCCCTCTTAGCCTTCACTACGGCCACCCTCCTCTCCCCATGCATCCCACAGAACCCAGTCCCCACCAAGGCCCTGTTCCGGCAGGGCACCCCCTTCCCAGTTACCCCACCACACGGCGCCCTCTGGGGCTTCTCCCTAGGGCCCCCCATCAAAGCAACCATCTCCTCCTTTAGGGCCCCCAACTCCTCCCTAAGCTCCATAACCACCCCAATCAGTGCTCGATGGTCGTACTCCATATCTTCTTATAAATACCACACCCCCACACCCAACTTAGGCCTCATTCTTTCTACACATAGCTCCTTCACCCAATTTGTACCCATTCTTACACTTAATGAAACTACATTTTAGATTCTTACCGATAGCATACACACCATTTTCATCATCGCCACCTTCACATTTATCACCTTCTCGTTTTCCGAAATATATGTATATTCCGACACCGAATATACTAGACATCGAGCATAACATACAAATTATTAATATAATAGCAATAGATTGGTCATTCATTATTATATTAATAAGGTTTTATAAATTAATTAAACATATTTAAGCTACCCTCTTCCATATATAGACAGTCGTGTAAGGTGGCATGTTATCGTGTGGCGCGGTGGTCCCATCCGCTTGGCCTCCTCCTTTACCGGTTGCCTTGTAGTAATTTTTGTTGGCATCGCAGCTATCGTCCGTCCCCATTGGGTCGCAGAGCCCAGGCCCACGTGCGTATGGAAGGTTTGCGCTCGAGACGCCGTCGCGGGGTCGGTTGTTGTGGTTGGGAAAATACGAACTCCAACCCCCTGGGCCCTCCGAGTGTCCGGGGAATACTCTCATGTTGTGATCATGAGCGGCGATTTGCTCCTTTGTCAAAGTGACCTTTGTACTACCACCCTTCATGCCAGCGGGAAATTCTTCAATAACGGCACCCGCATCATTTGTGAGATTGCCTGCACCCACAAGGGTACGACCCCTGCTAAAAGCTTCCCATGTTGTTGTCCAACCATCACCCTTTAAAGTATTACCAGGGTTTTGGTTATTTGTTGATGTAAAAACACTCCCCACTGGGTAAATTGCATCGATCATGATTTTTCTAATGTCGCTAGGCGTCGTCATATAGTTTAGACCGAGATTTTAATTTTTATGCGGCTTCAGCAATACCCCCACCATCGGTTCTTTCCCAAAAATAGACAGTTATATAGGGTGGCATGTTATTGTGTGGCTTGCCACCACCAGTTTTACCGGTTGGCTTGTAGTAATTTTTGTCGGCCTCACCAGATAGCTTCCCCCCACGTGCGTATGGAAGGTTTGCGTACGGGACGCCGTCGCGGACCCTCCCACCACAAAATGGACCCGCATCACAACCCAAAAACGATGGACTAATCGACGAACTCCAACCCCCTGGGCCCTCCGAGTGTCCGGGGAATCGTCTCATATTGTGATCATGAGGGGCTATTTCCTCCTTTGTCAAAGTGACCTCTGTACTGCCACCCTGATCTCCTACATTAAACATTGTAGTAATGTTGCGTGTATCTGTAACGGATCCCTCTCCCACTAGCATTCTGCCCTCGCCAAACTTCCTCCATATTGTAGTCACACCGGGAGCGGCGTTTAGCGCCACTGAGGGATTCACGTCGTCGGTTGTTTTTATAATACATCCACTGGGATATACCTGATTAACAAAACCAGCAAAATCGTCATATACGATCTGATACTGGGCCTGTTGAGCCTCTGTTAATTGTTGCTGTAGGAGGAGTTGAGTTTCGGCGGCCGCTTTCTGTGCTTCCAAGTCAGCAGATTGTGCCACTGCATCTGCTTCAGCTGCCACCGCTTCCGCCTCCGAAGCAAGCTTTTCCGCCTCGGCCACCTGGAGAGCTAGTTCTGCAGCTACTTTCCTGGCCTCAGCTTCTTCGAGTTCTTTCAAAGCCACATCTCGTGCGGCCTCGGCCTCAGCCTTGTCAGCCTCGGCGGCAGCCTCAGCAGCGACAACCGCAGCATCAGCGGTGATCTTCGCAATTTCAAGTTCTTCTGTGGCTATTTGCACTGCAGTTTTAGCCTCCTCCTCCACGATAAAAACACACGCACCCTGGGCATTTATTGCGAAACCCGGGCGACATTGAGCGAATCTACATTCAAGATCTCCATCAAGTTTGTATGCTGCATTCAAGTCAAGTCCTGTGCAAACATCACCTTCCTTTTTCGTTTCCCTGGTAGCGAGCCAAATTATGACACCACCAACTACGACAAGTAGTAAAATAAGAATACCCACAACAGCTGGATTCATGTCTGTATATTATAATACAGTATTATTTTTTTTTCGTTGCATTTATTATATGAACAGACCAATTATTAATGTTGCTATCGAAGCCCTCATCATAGGTTTGATGAATGCCACCCTCATCTATGGTATCAACAAAGTTGATCCAACCCTAGAGTCACCCCTACTCCACCTCGCAGCAGGTGCTCTAATTCATGTTATTTTTGAATACACTGGGGGTAACAGGTGGTGGTGTACGACAACTTACTAAAACCCAAACATCGCCTGTATAGCATCCTTAGCCTCATTCAAATCATCAAGTTCGTCATTTAAATCCTGGATCAGTTCCTGTTTTACAAGATTCATTCTCTCAATGTAACTCTTGTAAAAAAGCCTTTCGTTTGGGATATGAACCCCATTATCACGAAGACCTTGAATCGTAAGTTGCCGAACCGGAAAATCGTGGTTCATCATTAGCACCTCCGATCGGATGGCCTCCCGCTTCACAGCCTCCGTTATGTTCCTCCGAATTTTGATGGTCTTTAAACGATCCTCAATCAGTTTGATCTTCATACAGATTGCGTTGTAATCTCCTGTAGGGATAGCTTGAAATGGAGGAATCACAGGAAGTCTTCTAGAATCCGTCGCGGGTGGATCACGGATACTCGCATGGTAAATACGATCCATTTCGTGAATATTTCCCTCGACTCGCAGAGCAGCTTGCGCGGCATTGTGCATCCCAGTGTGAAGACCCTTCATGAGGTCACACATTTTCAAGTAACTCCCCTCTGGAATTGACTTGGAAATGGTATCTACTTCGGCCATGAGTTGTTGGAGATTTTCCATTTCATCGAATAAATTGAATATAGTCTAGCTCACTTAAGTTTCTTTGCACGGGATTTAACAATTTTTGAAGCTTCCAAAATCTTCTTCTGTAGATTATTTGTTAAATTGTAACCAGTCAAATTTTTAAAGAGTTCCTTATTCCCATTCATAGCAGCTGCACGAGCCTGTGTCGCCGACGGGGCACCATTCGGACGTTTTATATACTCACGTTTAAATGGTCGCTCGTTGTTAGCTACAGTTGAGCGTAGAAAATTAAAGGCATTCTTCCGATTTTCACCCACCACCATAACAGAATTAGGTCCAAAGTTTTTTACGATGTTGGTGATGCTTCGATTCTTCGCGGAAGACATAAAGGTTACACCAGGAAACCAACCCCTTAGGATGCGCAACTTGTTAGCGACGGAGAGGGGATTCTTCATGGTACCCGTGGAATGTGAAACAATTACGATAGGTTTCTTGTTCATGTTTCGACTCTTCTTGATAATATCCTCAATCATCATCTTGTGACCTAAATGTGGTGGATTGAATCGACCATATGTGAAGACAACGTCCATTTATATACACCAATATTTTTACATATCCAGTAATCCATCTATGGCATCTTGAAGCCACCCGATCTGTAGTGCAATTGTTTCCCTGTACCTTTCCCTAAATTCATTTTCATGCTCCATATAACGAACGAACACCCTATTTTTTACCTCATCTGACAACTCTTCCCATGTGGTATCATTTAAGTTCATCATTTCACAATACTCCTGTTTTGCTTCAAGTTTTATCCGCTTCGTCAAACGAAGAAGTTTTTTGTGTTCCGATCGCTCTTTTTGTAAATAAGTAACCTGTCCTTGGAGAAAATTATAATCCGCATCAATAGCCTTCTCATAAAATGATTCAAAAAAGAAAGGTCTTTCATTATTTTCTATCTCATCATGATCAAAAAGATACACTGGATCCGTTCTCGAGGCGTACGCATTCTTCAGATGATTACATATCTCCAAATATTCACCATCCCCAAACTTTTCGGAGTTTTGGTCTATTAGTTGCATAACCTTTAACAAATCATCCATCTTAAACACAATGCACTTCTTTTGTCTAAGTATTTTTTTCAAATGTTATCTAAGGCGATGCATCAAACTACTTATGACAAGTCTGATTGCCAAATTGGTGTGATACATATTGGCTACGGTGCATTTCACCGAGCACATCAGGCTGTCTATATAGACGACTACATGGAAAAAACAGGGGATCTCCGTTGGGGAATTGTAGCCGTAAATTTGAGAAATGAAGGATTTCGTCAAATAGATGATTACGTTTTGAAAACACCTTCACAGTATAGGATGGTGAGATCTCATCTGGATTATGTAGATTGGACTCAAAGTAGAGCGATCGCCAAACACTTACTTACACTTCCCAGTGTTCATCTCATAACTGTTACTGTTACAGAAAGTGGGTATTCTCCGGGATCTCCACTTTTTGAATACCTCGCTTGTGGTCTCAGGAATAGAAAGTCACCCATCACAATTTTGTGTTGTGACAATATCCGCCAAAATGGTCTTGTTCTAGAAGCACAATTCTTAGCGTACCTCTACCAAACCAATCAATATGAAGTGGCGGAATGGGTGAAAGAGAATGTCAGGTTCCCATCATGTATGGTGGATAGAATTACACCCAGAACAACCGAGTCTTTGAAAGAAGAAATTGATCAATTGTACCCGGGCTATGGTATTAATCCGGTTCAAACGGAAGAGTATTCTCAATGGGTTATTGAAGATAATTTTGCATCAACCTTCCCAGACCTGTCCCTAGTTGGTGTCACAATGACATCAAACATCGAACCATTTGAGGAAACGAAAATACGCATTCTTAATGGGGGACATACCGCTCTCGCATACCTCGGAGCTCTCACAGGGTACTCAACATTTGATCAAGTGATGGCGAATTCCACACACCGAGAACATTTTAGAAAACTTCAAATAGAAGAAATTGTTCCATCCATAGAAACTGAAGTTCCATTCGATCTATACGATTACATGGAACAGGTTGAAGAAAGAATTTCAAGTGAATACAATGGTGATAGCTTGGATCGAATATGTATGGACGGATTCACAAAGTTTCATACTTTTGTAGTTCCATCCCTGCGTCGATGCTTGGAACAAGGGAAGCGACCAATTCACACATATAAAAGTATCGCAGCGTGGTACATATATGCGAGAAGGTTTGGTAGGGGGTGCACGAAGATAAAGTATAGCGAACCCAATTGGGTCCTTCTAGAACCACTCCTCAGAGGTGATCGGGTCGATGACTTTGTCTCAAATGAAAGATTGTGGGGGGACATTCCAAGAAAATACATCACATTTACAAGAGATCTAAAGACTATTCTACTCTCACAAACGTACGAAAAGGAGATTGATCTCCTCGATTAATCACCATAAATTTCTAAAATATCTTTTACAATTTGACTTCTTTCTATATCCCCGTGCTCGAATGTCACACATTCTATACGTTTATAACTTTTGTCTTTTATTCGTTCGTAAATATCCCTGAGTCCATTATCATTGTATTTTCTGTCGTGCTGCATAAGGTCCCCCGTGATAACCATTTTACTATTATCACCCATACGTGTGAGTAACATTTTCATTTGATTTGGTGTTGAATTTTGCATTTCATCTGCTATGATAAAAGCATTCTTAAATGTTCGACCCCGCATGTAAGCCAGAGGACATATCTCTATTATTTTATCTTTAATCATCGAGGCAATTTGAGATTGGTCATAAAATTCTGCGAAAATATCCATGATGGGTCTCGTCCATGGATCCATTTTCTCCTCGAGTGTTCCGGGTAAGTAACCAATGTCTTCTTCGACGGAAACTGCTGGACGTGTGAGTATAATTTTTTTATATGAATCGTCGTTCAATCCTTGTATAGCCGCATAACACGCTAACATAGTCTTACCTGTACCAGCTGGACCTACTGCAAATACCATAGGTTTCATGCCATATAAAACGCGATTGTAATCCTTCTGGTGATCGTTCTTCGGAACTGCATTCGGTTCTGTTTCATACTCTTCCATGTATATTTCTGATTCAAATGAACATGGTGAGAATTTTTCACGACGACCCTTCTTACCCATACTATTTATACAGAATTATAAATTCTCCGCACTATTTAGATATGGAAAGTCTTCAAAAAATCAACACACTCATTGAAGAACTTCCAATTGAAAATGAATGGGTCTATATACAAATTTGTAATGAAATGAAAAAGGTACATCTCAAGTTACAAGAACTCCAAGGTAAAGTCAAAACAACGGCTACATTAGATCCAAGCGCGCCACCCTGTACGACCGCTTAGCCAGAGCCCCCCAATGCATGAGCCAAGATAGGTCTTCATATCCCACACTCTGAGAAAATTCGTGATATGTTGATGTAGCCAACTCCGCAGTAACTTTCAAATCCTCTTTCAATCGTTCAGTTTCTTCCATCTCTCTTTTCAGATAGTTTTCATAAATTGTGTGTTCATCTTCGGTTGCAACTTCGAATACCTTTGCTCGGAGTTCTGCAATCGTGTAGTCTTCGAGATATTCCCCATGCGCGGTGGCAACTTCACGGAGAGCATCCAATTTGAGAGCTGGTGTAATCGCGGTTCGTTTTTTATTGCGATCATACTCCCTGTATTTCTTATCAAACATAGCCATCGTCATAATCCACTGATAACATTTATCAATACAATTTCGATCTATCACAATCTCTCGTTCGGTAGATTCTGGTGTTACGTGTAGCACATTTTCGGAACCATGAAGGTTCTTCATAAGAGAGCACATCCTTAGATAGTCTCCTTCGGGAATTGAAGAAGAATTTTTATCTATGAGACTCATAAGTTCTTGAACAGACATTTTCTTACATTTTCATACTAAATAAGCGCTACTTAGGTTCGTGTAAGATCTAGATTTTTTGTTGTACTGTTGCTCAAACTCTTCAAATTCAGTAATAAGATGTGTGATATCATCATCCTTGTGCATAGACATTCGAATTCTATCACTCAACGCAATAATCCTAGATGAAACATTACTGGAGCGGTCTTTTTTCATTACGAAGGACAAAAGTCGATTGCACTTCGTAAGGAGAACTTCAAGATTTTCGCGGCGTTCTTGGGATCTTGGTCTTGATCCTGGTATCTCGATATATCTCTTCTCACCACATTCATTTGTAGCTTGGATGACTGTACAATTAATCAATTTTTCGTGGAGTCCGGGTGATCTCCGAACAGGTTTCGGGGCAAAGAAATCGGCAAGCGAGTATAGGAAATGTTGCATTTTTTAGGGGCTGGTGGGGCTTCGATGGGTTCGGTACAGTAGAGAACTTCCTCCCAAATAATACGCTGAACGTCTGAGCAAAGTGGAGCCGTTGCCTGACAGAATGCAATTCTGTATTCGTCGGTCACAACTGGGATTAGGAAGTCTTTCATTCTTCGTGAATTT